GCGACGTAGGCGTAAACACAACTAAAGGAGGCGGATGGGAGCTTGTTAATTTTGAACATGCAGCGTGCGGTGTGCCTCAAATTGTTCCAGATCATACAAGTACCAAAGAAATCTTTGAAGGCTATGGAGAGCTAATTAAAACTGAACACATTGATGTGGACGTCAACTACGCACGAGAGATGCCCTGCCCATCCGCTGAGCACCTCACCGAGATCCTCAATGCCCTGTACCACGATCCGGAGCGTAGGCGACAAGTAGGGGATGCCTGCTACCAGCGGGTAACAGATCCTCAGTTCTCATGGGACACGGTTGCGTCTCAGTTTGGCGGCATCTTCGAGGACGTCATGAATCAAGTCGATCACTCGGTCTCAGATGAGAACGGTGAGCAACCAAAGCGGAAACCAAAGCGTCGCAAGAGTCCCAAACGAGAATTAGCCAGTTTGAACAATTGATGAGATTGTCACAAGCCCCAGGCCTCCACGTCAGTGGGGGCTTTTTTATGGCCTGAAAAGGTGTCAAGAGTGCGTCTAAGGCGAGATGCATGCGGCAAGGGAGAAGGGAAGAGGGGGACTTTGATGATGCAACCACTCTTATGGGCGAAAAATGTGGTGCGACAAGAGGCTTCTATAACCCTATATAAGCAATACGACAGTTTTACGAAAGTGTCGTAGTCTCTCAAGATGAGAAAGGGATGAGACAATGGATACGTGATGCAACAGAACTAATGCGACACTTTCTACAAGTTGTCGTAAAACCTTATATAAGAAAAATAGAGCGCTTGCCACACCAATGTTTGTCCTTTTTCCGCCCTGTTTTACGTGCCAACATCTGCTATGCTGTGTCAACACCCCATCCCTGGCATTGATGGCCCGTACTTACCAAGAGATGCTGCCGCTCTGGTGGCTGCAAGAACAGGTGGAACTCTCAGACGACTACCCGTCAGGTTTGGTGTGGCGCTCAGAGGGGCGCTACCACAAGCCCGGAGAGATGGCAGGTACCCAACGGTCAGATGGGCGTTACTACTACGTCTTCCTGGCGGGCACCCGCTACACAGCGCATCGGATCGTCTACTACCTACGCACAGGTGAAGACCCTGGCACTGCTGACGTGATGCACGGCGCCGACAACCCCACTCGTGACAACCGCCTTGAATTGACCTTGTTCCAACGCAAGCCCAAACCGACACCCAAGTGGCGGAGACGCACACGGAACGCAGAAGGGCAACTTGTTTATAACGATCAAGCTCGAGACGGTATTTCAGTTCACCAACTCGAACGTGAACAAGGCATCAAAATCGAGGAATGACATGGCTAACAACTTGAATCGCATGTTGGACATTGCTAAATCACGCTCTGGTTTTCGCCATGTACCCAACATTGAAAGCCTCTCTCCTCAACAACTAGAAGCACATGGCTATTACGTGGGTTTTCCATGTGTCTATGGCCATCGAATACGCGATACCAGCCAGCATTGGTGCTATGACTGCGTGCGCAAGATCCAAAGCAACAACTGTGCTTTTGACTTGAATTACGTCCATGCAGCGTACAAGACACGTCTTCTGATGATCTGGAAGCAGATCTCGGTTGGGCACTTTGAAGACTGTTGGGAAGCTCCGTCTCTTGTTAACGCTCGCATTCGGTTCCCTTCGTACCGTTCTGTGGGTGACAAACGTCTTTCGGATAACATCTCAGCCCACAAGGTGATTTACCAATGCACCTGGGGGGATGTCGGCAAGATGTTTGTGACTCGTCTGTGCAAAAACAAGGCGTGTCTCAACCCTCTCCATATGGTCTCAAGTTGGAACCGCACGTTCCCACCGGAGGTCATTCATCCGTTTGATTATGAGTTCAACCCTGAAAAACTAATGTACGCAGCACGGAATCAAATGCGTGAGAAACCAGAGCAGATCATAGAAAAACAATACAAAAGCACAATTCAACATCCGTTGGTAAACAAAAATACCCCGGATTATGATGAAGATAAGGCCATGTGTTACGAACCATATGTCGAGGAGTGCACTTAGTCAGTCGCAACGCACCCAAAACGACCCATTACTACTCGGTACGTTTAGCCAGACTACGCTGCGCTATTTGAAGGGGACGCTTGGCGCTCAATACAAGCCTATTGGACGTGCTGATACCCGGCAAATTTCTAACGGCGGCATTGGCGGCGGTACTTACAACCATTGGTTCCAAGTTAATTTGACGGAGCCTGCTTGGATTATCTTGACAAAAGGGCCGCCGCGCCCTAAGTACATTCAAGTTTCCGCATACGATCTCAATAAGACTCCGATCCAGGGGGATCCTATTTTTGGCGCGGATTCTGTTACAACGCAAACCAATGGAACAATGTATATCCCGTATTTAGATACGGTGATGAGTGTTCAATCTGATCTTTACAACACGTTTGATCGTTTACGGCTTGATCGTGGTGATGATCGCTACTACCCCCTGGAAACCGGTAGTTATCTCATCTGTGTCTCATCAACACGCAATGAACCACTTGCGTATGAGCTTGGTGTTGTCATTGAGTTTCCAACGGATGAAGCCTTCTTTGAGCTAGAAGACCTTGATGGCAGCGTTTGCTTGCAAGAAACCGAAATTGATGCGCCAAACATTGATAGTCCTGTAACCGTCAATACGCTTATTCCTATCGGCGCTAATGCTTTTACTGAAACAAGCTGCACGATTAACTCTGGTGTGACCGTTACCGTATCAGCCGGTTCAACATGGTATATCGGTGAACGCATCCCAAGTGATACATTCGATGATTATAAAATTATTCTTGAGGTAGGCGATGATGCGTATTACGACACAATACACGATCACTCCTTGTCGGAATGGCAGAATGCATGGGAGAGGGAGCATCAAGACACTGAGCGCTTCCCTGAACTCTTTGTTCCTCTAACGAACAGGCCATGATTAAATTTTTGTTAAAGCTGTTTAAAAAACCTGTAGCAAAACATTCGCCCGCATTGGCTTGGGCACAGTATTGTATTAGCAATCCAAGTGCCCTTGAGTGTCGTTACTATGACGTCTGAAGAAAAGCAAAACGAAAAACAATCTAAAGATTTAAAAGAAAACCCCAGAATCACTGAGGCGACTCAACGTGATTGGGATGACTTTTTTGCAGCACAAGAAGACAATATCTTTGATCGATAGTAGGCAATTTAGAATACAAGAAATGGAATATAACCATGGCTCACCTTAACCAGTACTTTGAAACTGCGCTTGTTATTCATGCAGCAGCTTCTGCGATCTGCGCTCTTACGCCGACCCCTTCCGATGACAAGCTTGTCGGCAAGCTCTATAAATTAATTGAGATTGCAGGCTTTGTCATTGGTCGCGCCAAGCAACGCTGATCAATCGGGCAGCACTTGCGTCCAGAACACAACGCCCCCTTGTTCTTCCACCCAATCTCTTGTTTCATATGCGTGTTCTCTTGGTAGGGTCACGCATTTTTTTTCGTCGCCTAGTTGCCAGCACATGTTGATGCGCGTAGGTTTATCCTTGTGTTTCTTCACGTCAGTAATCCCATCGGACGCGAGGTTTTCCTGGTCGAATTCCAAGGTGGCAAAATCCTTTTGGTGCTCCATAGCCTAATGAGTACGGCCAATTTCTGTCACACCATTCTTGCACAGCATAGATCCCAGCGCCTTCGATGTAGAAATCAACGGCACCCTTGGACGGCGCATCGTAAGTGTGTTCACTGTTTTTGGCGCCACCTACTTGTGTATTGATGGGTTCTGGACGAGAAGCGCTAGTGATGATCAGTGGTTTATTACCAAATTGTTTGCGGACTTTCTCCAGGAATAGGCAAAGTTCTTTTGCTGTGTCACATTGATATTGCTTGGTAAAACGACGCTTCTCCTGGTTGAGAGTCAACTCACCATACGTAATGTTAGGCGTGATCTTGTAGTTGAAAGGGCTCCAAGGATTGAAGTTATTGCTGTGTGGATCAGCGGGATCTTGTTTAGTGCCACTATTTTGCAACTGACGATCCATGATCTGGATCAACTTGGTTGCGTAGTCAGGATCAGTTGCGTATCCTTCCTTGACTAAAAGTTGCGCACATTCATTCCGTGACTGCGCACGGTTAACACCTTTGAAGCGACCAAAGTCTTTGTACCAGCGATCTACAAGGTATGTGACACAGGTTTCCAGATCGGGAAAGTCAATGAAACCAGCTTTGATTGTGATCCACTTTCCATTGATAAACTCTTGTGTGTTGACACTGGTACCAGATCCTTTCAACCCAAAGTAGTTGTTTTTACCCGATGTGTGCTTACCCCACCCTGATTCAAGTGCCCACTGCGCGCTAACGCATTCCGGGAATTTGGCGCCAGCTTGTTTTGCTGCTGCGTAAACACCGTCCCAAGTGTTGTCTACTTCTAAAAAAGGTTTAGGTTCAGGCTTGGTTCTGTACTTAGACGCAAAAGTGTCAAGGGTCTCTGGCGTAAGAGTCCCCTGGAGCCAATTCCATGCTTCGATTTGATGCAGTTCTTCGGTAAAAAACTTAGCTGCATCTGTGAGTTTAATAGACATATCGACCTAAAGCGTTGTTACAACTTTAGGGCAGGTCTATTTACTTGCTTGGTGTCACATAACCAAGGCTATAAGGAAGTGGAGGAAGAGGATCGGGTACTTTCCAGGGGAGACCAAGCTCTCGCGTAGGGTGTAAAAGCTCTTGCATTTGAGACGTCAACTCAGCTTCAATGTTTTTAACAACATCTGAACCAAGAGCATCTTGGCACCAACCCTTTGCTGTTTCCTTGTCAATGTGCTGATAAGGAACCCAAGATTCTGGCTTGGCAGGAGAAAGCTCAACAACACCAGATTCACTAACGGTGTGTTTACCTTCTACTTGGTAAGCAATCCAATGAATAGCCGTGACTTCTCCACCAGGGTAAGACAAGCTATCGGGTAGCTTCCTTTCTAGATTTTTAATCCCCCACTTTGTTATTGTCATAAATTATTCAACAATCTCTGTTTCTGTAATAGGAGCTTCTTCTTGTTCCTCAGTAGAAAACTCAAGGGTTTCGAGTAGTTGGCCAATGAGGTTACCGGCGAAAGCAACAAGGTTGCCGTCACCAGTAGCACGTGCAGCGCCAAAAGAATTGATAGCGGAGATCAGCTCAGCTTTAGTGCAAGCCATAACGAAGCAATAACTTCAAAAAGTATAACAAAAATCACCAGGGGACACCAGCAGAAGAAGTTGGGTGCAGTTTGGCTTGAATTTGATTGTGCAGTGCTTCTTCAATTGAAACAACTTGATCAACACCAAGTGCTGCCAGGGTCCAGTTCACCACTTCTTCTTTGGTGAGTTCACTGAAAGGAGTGAAATTATTAGGGTCAGGCTCACCAAGACCAACACTGCCATAACAACCGGCAGTTTCACCGTCTTCTTCCAAGGATGCAGTCCAATGGACGGTGTATACAACGCCATCAGGGCATGTGTCACCATCAGGAAGATGACGTTCAAGGTTGACAATATCCCAAATAGTATTAGCCATGATCAATGATATTTTTTCTTATTTTACAACTTAGGTGTTTTGGTCACCCAGGTCACCTTTGATCTGATACCATGAAAAAAGGGCGGTCGTTACCCGCCCTTCACACCAAACATGGATAGCTTAGCACCAGGGGACTCGCTTGTCGTTCGCACCTGGAATGACACGCCCATTGCACGGCGCAGTATTGATGGCTACGTCAACGCAACTGCCATGTGCAAAGCCAATGGGAAACAATGGAATGATTATTGGCGCACCGAACGGGCAACAGAGTATTTGGAGGCACTTTCGGTCGAAACGGGAATTCCCGTTTCCAGCCTGTGTCAGTCAACAAAGGGAGGCGCCAACCAAGGAACTTGGGTTCATCCGCGTGTGTCCGTGGATCTTGCCCGTTGGATCAGCCCTCCGTTTGCAGTCTGGATGGACGGCTGGCTTCTGGAAGAATTGGAACGTCAAGCCCAACAAAAACCGGAATTCCAACCGCCGCAACCGCAAATCTCTGGTACTAACATACTAAACCTACTGAAAGAGTCGGTTGACTTTATCAGGGATCTTGGTTGCTTTGATGATCGCGATAAAATTCTGTTCTCTGATTTAGCACGCAACAATGCTATGCGTGTTAATTCTGATTTTCTTCTTCCTCCAGGAAATGAAGAAATGACGATTAGCGATGCGTATTTAGAAGTTTTTCAAGAACGCCTTGCCCGTAACAAGTCCAGTGCTATTGGAAAAAATGTGGCAAATGAGTACCGTAAAGAGTTTAATCAAGAGCCGCCAACACGTATTCAATATGTTGATGGGGCTCCAAGGAAAGTAAAAAGCTACCAAAAAAATTGGTTAATTAAAACCCTTTCTATTATTGGAAAATAAAAAAAGGCCCCATAAGGGGCTTTCTTTTTAAGTGTGGTTAAAGAAGGTGACTACTGGGCTTCAAGCTTGTCAGCGATAGCGAGGAGTTTCTTGCGGCAAGCCTGGCGGGCATCGCGCTCAAACATCCAGCGCTGATCACCCCCGTAAAGCGGCTCTTCCGGCAGCACTTGATCCGCAGCAGATCGCAAGACGGCGGCAACGCATTGATAATCCTTTTGTAGAGGGCCATCCAGCCAGCCACAGTTATCCATGTAGGCATCTAGGACTGCATTCGCAGCGGGTGAAAGTTCAGACATAGAAGTGGTAATGGTTACTCAGTTTGGCCAGGCTTCATCAGCCACGGCGCGTAGCTTCTCAATAAAGATATCCAGCTCTTCGCGGCTCTGGAACTCTTGTGTGTAAAAACTGTCTTCGTCGTTGGACAGAAAGACCTTTCCGTCTTTAGCCCAAGGCGTGTGGGGCGTAACGCAGTACCATTTTGTGGTCATGGTCTCCAGGGGATCGTGGCCAGGGGCAGGAGGTGCAAACTCGCTGCCCCACCACTATACGGCTTCAGGGGCGGTAGGGAGTAGGGTTACTCGCTCTAGCAAGCCATCAGCACGCAGGGCACGCAGTAGCTGCCATCGTCGTAAGTGCAGGTGACGTAATTGGAAGTCACCTTGGCAATGGTCTTGCTGCGGATGATGTCGTCGTCTTGGGGCTTGGCCGTGCCATCGCCAGCGGACATCAGCAGGTCACCGCGTTGCACCGTGACGCCTTCGGCAATGCGGATGATCATGTCACCCGTCATTGCGACGAAAAAGTCAAGCGGACCATCATCAGAGAACGATGTAGAGACGAACACGCCAGCCACGTTGGGGTCACCTTCAACGTCGCTCACTTTGGTTTTATTGAGCTGTTCGTTGTCTTCTTCGCCCCACTCACACATCTCGTCCAAGTTGGACATGACGGTGCCTTTGAGGATGCCGGAAGGATTTTCTTCGTTGGGGAGTTGGGACCAGCGAGCTAGGTGGCCACCGCCATAGGTGACGGTGGTGCCAGAAACGGAAATGGCTCCTTCTTGCGCATTGGCTTGAAAGAATTGAATTAAATCTCCATCTGTTGTTTGCCTGTTTACATAAACAACCGAATCGACCGAGGCAGATGCCAAAGCTCTAGAGCAAATTATGTAACCGTCTGGTCCCAGCTCCGCTCCAGCGGTGTCAATGCTGCCCAAGCCACTAGTTTTTCCTACCGCCATTATTCCATTCTGGGCAATCCTCATCCGCTCCGTTGGGCTGCTTGCTCCATCGGCAGTAACGGAGAACACTAGGCGGCCTGGATAGTCATTCGCCCCCCACTGCGCATCTGAATAAGCCTCAATAAAAGCGCTATCTTTTCCACTAGTACCAAAAGCAACAGTGCCCAGAACAGTATTTGCGGCTGGATCGGTTACGTTGCGCAACATGCGCAAAACAGAATTAAAAGAGGCGTTGTCGCTATTTCCCTGCAGAACAAGAGTCGAACTGGCAGGACCAGTAGACGTGCCAACTAACAACCTGCCGGAGCTGTCGATGCGGGCGCGTTCAGTAGTTGATCCTCCGTCAGGCTTGGTGTAAAAAAGAAGACTTGCGCCGTTGGTGCCTGCACGTTCATTTAAAATCGAGCTTTGGTCAGTGGCTCCGTTATTTGTTTTAAAGTAGATACCACCATATATATTGTCAGACGCACGATTCCAAACACCAATAGCTTGCGCAGTGCTAGGGGCTACGATTGAAAGGCTTTGTTCAGGGCTAGTAGTGCCAATCCCTACACGTCCTGAGGTATCAATTACCAATCGGCTGGCGGCCGCGCTCCATTGGTAGATATTAAACTCACCATTTTGCGAATAAAAAGCCCATTCTGCTGCATTAGTTGCTCTATTTACGATTGCAATCTCTGACGAATTACTAGATGACAGCAGGGCGCCAGCCACATCCAACTTATAGTTGGTAGTAGGGCTACTAGTCCCCAGACCTACTTTCCCGTCAGCAAGCATCACCAGGCTATCAACTGGTGCACTGCCGTTAAAACTGACAGCTTGAGTGGAACCTGCAGTGCCAGCGCCGACAATGTTGACCGTACCAGTGCTCCCAACAATTAAACGCCCAGTGCCACTAGTCGAGATGGCTACTTGGTCTGCGCCGGGGGAGTAAATGCCGGTGTTGGGATCTGAAGCAAAACTAATCGATGGAGTTCCTGAAGTACCTAATGCAAAAACACCCGATGTAATGGTATAGACACCACCGCTGATATTGGTAAAAGTGCCGCTAGTAAAGTTTGCGTTTCCACCAGTGACAGTAGCACCTGAAATTTGAGTAGTAAAAACACCGGATACAAAATTAGCAGTTGCGCCAGAAACAGTACCGGTTACCGTTACGTTTCCTGTAAAGGTTGGATTTTGGACTAAACCAGAAATTGTAACGCTTTTATCAATACCAGCATTGGTAAAGGTAATTGTATCAACCTTGATAGTGCCGTACGCCATTTTGTTGTCTCTTTTTGTCTATTTTAACTGAAAGAATTAAGGCAGGATAATCAATGGACCTTTAATAATAAAACCGCTTGCATCACCGGAAACAACACCAGAACACACAAAAGCAGGTGTTGCGCCAGATGCTGTTGTAATCGCTAGTGTGCTTCCAGTAATCGAATTAAATACACCGGTTGTTGCTTGGATTGTGGTCCCTGTAATTGTTGTGCCACTTAGGGTGCCAGTTACTTGTACACCTGAGGTAAACGTACTGGAACCAAGGACGCTAAAGTTACCAGAAACAGTAGTATTTGTGAAGGCAAGGTTAGTTGCCGAAAGAGTCTGAAAAACACCTGTTGTTACATTGATTGTTGTGCCTGTGTACGTAGAACCGCTAAGAGATGTATAAATACCAGACGTACCCTGGATCGTATTACCTGTGACTGTTGCCCCAGAAATACTTGTTGTGAAAACTCCTTGTTGACCTGTTAAATTTGTAAATTGACCGGTATTACCGCTAATTAATTGCCCTGATATAGAAGTTGTAAAAACACCAGTAACGCCGGTAAGCGAACCAAACGCACCCGTGGCACCGGTGACGGTAGCCCCACTTACTTGAGTAGTAAATGTACCGCTAATTCCATTGACGATGCTAAATAAACCTGAAGCACCTGTAATAGTTAAGCCAGATATATTGCTAGTAAAAACACCAGATACACCAGACACAAATGTTGCATTGACATTGTTTCCGGTAATGGTCGCCCCAGAAAGCTGTGTTGTATAGACTCCAGAAACACCTGAAATTATTGTGTATTTTCCGGTGTCTCCTGTAATGGTTTTCCCTGACAAAAGCTCAGTAAAAACACCTGAAATACCAGAGACGTTACCAAAAGCGCCCGTATTTCCTGTTACAGTTGCGCCCGAAACCCTGGAGGTAAACGTACCGGATGCACCAGTGATGTTTGAAAAAAGTCCTGTGTTTCCGGTAATTGTCGCACCCGAAAGCTGCGTTGTATAAACTCCAGATACGCCAGTAACAGTTGTAAATTGAGCCGTAGTTCCTGTAACCGTTGTTCCAGAAAGCGTGCCGGTGACTTGAACACCACTTGCAAATTGACCGACGCCAGTGACAGTTAATCCGCTTGCAACAGAGAGGTTGCCACTGACATTAAGAATGGGAGTACCAAGAGCTTGGAATGTACCTGTCGTTGCGGAAACAGTGTTACCAGTAATTGTTGCGCCGCTTAAAGCGGTAAAAACACCACTGGTTGCAGACACAGTGGTTCCTGTGATTGTTGCGCCAGATAAGGCTTGGTAACGGCCACTGGTAAATAGTGCTGTTGTACCTGTTGCAGTCTCTATGGTTACGGTAGTTGCATTAACTGTTGTGCCTTGAAGAGCATTGCCTGTAATTGTGGCTCCACTGATGGTGCCACTGACTGTTGCATTATTTTGAACGATGATGCCACTGAACGTTCCAGCGCCAGACGCTGTTACGGTATTGAAAGTGCTACTACCAGAGACAGATAAGTTACCAGCAATGTCAATGTTGCCACTGATGGTTTCACCGCTGATATTTGCGTAGTACTGATCAAGATATGAACGAAACTGCGTAAAGGTAATTTTTTTGTTGCGCAGTGTTGGGTCCACCTCAAAAACGTGAACCAAAGTAAGTAGATCCTGCTCGTCAATATCAATCCCGCTAATGGCGGGAAATTCTGAAATCCTACGGTTTGACACCTACTTTACTGCGCAATCCTTTGTATCAATTATAGGTCTGCTTATTTAGCGCATCTTAATCTCAACACGGGGCAAAACATTGGATAATGCGTTCCAAGTCCATTGAATTCCTGTTACAATTCCACAGGAAAGCAACAGTACCAAAAGGACTTCTGCGACGGTCAGATTACGACGCAAATAAATGACTTGCGGCGGTTGAGGCTGCTGCTGTTGTTGGATGGCTGCCTGCTGAGCAATGGTTTGTTGAATGGCAAGTTCCCTAGCACGAGCCTTCAATTCAGCCAATTGTTCAGGCGTGATTTGATTCTCCATCTGCGGAGGCATTGACATTGGCGGTTGACTGGTAGGAATTTGCTCTTCCATGGTCACAAATTGTTTTCTCACAGATTAGCATCTAAACAAAGCGTGTGAAGGTATGCAGTACGGACTTCGTAAAAGTTTAGAAGACATTGCGCATGAACTAAAAGGAATCAGAAATATCCTTGGTTCTATGTGGCACTCCCGTTATTCAAATGGGGAGACAGACGTCTTGAGTCCCCAGGCTTTTGCCGATGAGTACATCTCGACAGAAGAGTGTGGCAGACGGCTTGGTGTCTCAGATCAAACCATCCGTAACTGGATGTCCATTGGCAGGAAGCAACCAGGAAAGGGCTGGGTAGAAGGTATCCATTATGTGAATGTTTCTCCTGATCCAAAAAAGAAAGCAGTCTTACGAATCCCTTGGAACCAACTGATTCAATCCTTTTCTAAAAACCCAGAGGTTTTGACGGTTGATCTTAACCCTCAACGTCAAGATCGCAAACCAATGTACCAGAAAACGTGGGATCCTGCTGAGAATGGCGCACCGTTTTAATGGTATTGATATCGATGCAGTGACCGTAGAGAACCATGCGGACCTGCTTCCGGAATCCTTGGTTAGACAAGTAGAGATGTTTTTGCCGCCTAGTGGTTCCTTTGATGATGGGTGCCTACGTCGTTACTTGGAAAACTTAAAAAATTATGAAGAAGAAGACGCTAATTCTGGTATGACTCTTGCCAACAGATTGCGTCTTGCTTTCTGTGATTTACAAGCAGATACGATCTGCGGTAAATTCCCTCAAGCTGAATTGCCTCTCAAGAGGAGACTCCGTTGCGTTGCCGAGTATTTAATCCGCTCTGGAGAATTTGATAAGGTAAGGGATGACTTTGGTAAGCTTGTCAAAAAACGCGGTGTGCTTGGCAAGCTGGTTGTTATGTACCAACCAACGCCAAAGCTTTTAGAATCTTTAAACCGACAAGGATTGCTGCAGAAATGAACCGACGTGAAAAATTAATTGCTTCTGTGATCGGCCCAGAGATGGACGAAACAAAAGCCAGGATGCTTGATGCAACAGTCAAGTTGATGCTTGGTGATATGGGCGAGTACTACGTCAAGATGTGGGAGGCAGAAGGCCCTGGCGTGATGTGTTTTCAACCCACGGCTGAACGCACGATGTTCTTCTTGACACTCAAAGAACTACACGCGGCACAGGAAGAAGAAGAACGCAATAACAACGGCGATCTTGCTGAAACTTTTAGGCGTATTTTATCTGCCGCTCAAAAAATTGACCCACAGGAAAAGGCTGGGTATTTAATCAATGATGGTGCCGGTATTCGGTACTGTGAGGTGGACTATAACAAAGTGTCGGAGCAATGAGTAACGAAGGGCTTCAACGTACGTCCAACCGACGAGAAGGTATTGAGCTGATCACAAGCTCAGATCTGATCATTGCTGCAAACGAACTAATGGGTGGCATCACACTGGATGTGGCCAGTTCCAAGGTAGCCAATGAATATGTTGGCGCCGAAAACTTTTACACACCAGCGGATGATGGACTGAATGCCCAACAGTGGTACGGCAAGGCTTACTTGTTTCCACCTGCGGGCATGTACTTCTGGGATAAGAAGAATGGACGCTGGAAAAAAACAAGGGCTTCTGCTGTATCGCTGACATCGTCCCATGCCGTATGGTTTCGGCGGATGTACCATGCCTGGATCTCTGGTGAGATAGAGCAGGGCCTGTATTTCAGTAACTGTCCTGACATGATTCGTTACGAACCTAAAATCTTTAGTTTTCCAATGTGCATCTTGCGTACACGACCAGTGCTGCAGGAGTATGACGGAAAGAAATTTTCGCGTCGCCAGACGTGCACTTCATTTGTCGTCTACTTACCCCCCACCGATTTAACGGATGATGCTACCCAACGTTTTAAAAATATCTACGAAGATCGCGGGCATATTCTCATCTGATCTCTGTATACTGAAGGACGATTACAAGGATCTATGAGCGTCCTGGCCGATTGGGAAATCAAAAAACTTGCTGAAGAAGAGGAGATGATCGCCCCTTTTGTTGATCACTTGGTCAGCAAGGAAGATGGCCGCAAGCTCTTGAGCTATGGTCTCAGCTCATACGGTTACGACATTCGGCTATCCCCTTCCCAATGCCTGATTTTTGGCAAGGTACAAGCTGGTGATTGCGATCCGAAGAATTTCGATCCTGACATTCTGAAGCCTGCTGATCTCTTGGAGGATGAACGCGGTCAATACTTCTTGCTTCCTCCGTACGGATACTGTCTTGGCGTTGCCCAAGAACGCCTGAAGCTTCCCAGAGATGTCACTGTTGTTGCCGTAGGTAAATCAACCTACGCACGTTCAGGAATCCTGGTCAACATTACGCCTGCTGAAAGTGGATGGGAGGGTTACTTGACGTTGGAGATCAGTAACTGCACTGGGCTCTTCAACCGAATCTACGCAAATGAAGGGATCACGCAATTGTTGTTCTACCGTGGCAACCCTTGTCATACCACGTACCAAGACCGGAAAGGCAAGTATCAAGACCAGCCTAATAATGTAGTCTTTTCTCAGGTCTAACCGAAGGGTTTACCAAACTGCTCTTTAGGTTTACGGGCGTAGCCAACGGAACCGGCACGCCCACCTGAATCTCCCAAGGTTGCGCTCGTTGGTTCACGAACTAAAGCACGTTTTTGGTACTCGCCAGCACTACGGGCAGCACGCATAAACTTTGCAACTCGATCTTGATTGCTGTTGACAGAAGCCGCTGCACGCCTATCGCCAGCATCTACTCGACGTAAGTCTGTGTCATAGGCCTGCTCAGGGCGCAAGTCTGAGACTTCAGCTCCAGAGGTACCGGAGTTGATGCCTGGATCGTATGTAGGTTTAAATCTGTTGGCCATATTAACATTGTAGGAGAAGTGAATCAATTAATCCCGTGATGCATTCCGCCGCAAGCTTTCTTGACGCATTTGTGCAAGATGAAGTCAAGTGTCGTTGTTTAGATGAAGAAGACTTTGGTGCACCTCTCGATAACGAGCAAAATGATGTACCCTTATATGACATGTACAACCGAGGCTTGGTCGCATGCGAACAGGGGCTAGAAAGGAATCCGTTGAATCTCGAGGGGGCACGTCCTGGAATGACGGGCTATATCCCTTCGATGGAGCAGGGCTTGGCAATGGGAGCCTCTCCGAAACCCAAGGCTCTAGTACTGGAGCTGGAGGAACCGGACGAGGAGGAACAGATGCTGTCGGCAAAACGTCGTGGTTTGATCCGATAAAAGTCGATTCTGCACCAGAGAACCAGCCCGTGATGGAATGCAAGGATGGCGTCTGCCCGGTACCCTGGGCAGTCAAGGAAGAAGCACCTGCCGTTCTTCCAGATGTAGTAAACCATCCTCCGCATTACACGGAAGGTGGTGGTGTGGAATGTATCGAAGCCATCGAATCATCTCTTACAACTGAAGAGTATCGTGGCTACCTAAAAGGTAATATCCAAAAGTATTGCTGGCGCGAACGGTATAAAGGCGGTACAGAATCACTGAAAAAAGCACAGTGGTATCTGGAGCGCCTTATTCAACTTGATGAAGCTCAGAAGGGCTGAAGCTCATCTTCATCATCGTCGTACTCGTCGTCATCCATGCAGGCGGCGGCGAGTTCGGCTAATTCCAGATCAGTGGGATGATCCCAGTCAATCTCAATGTTTTCCGACGCCATGATGTCTTTGATGGCGTGCCACTCCATCATGCGTTGATGATAGAGACTAAGCAGGGCATAACGCAGCTCTTCCCAAGTCATCTCTTGAGATTGAAGCTCTGCTTTACGCATGGAAAACTGGAGTTCCAGGGGGAGTTCAAATTCCCGTGGCTCGACTGAACGCTCCATCCCACTCTGCATTTGCTTGTTGCAATTATTCTAATCCTAGCTAGTGAATAGCAAATCAAGTTCCTGGTCTGGGAAATCGCCCCACTTGTTTTCGTTTACACGAAACGCATTGGCAAACTCTGACAGGATGTAAGGACTGATGCGTTCTTCCAGTTGACGAACTGCACGTACCTCATGGGGAGCAGCACTGTAGTTGCGGAAGGCTGTCAGAAGCACTTCAGTGGAGGACCAGGGATTGGCATCGACCTCTTGGAGGAACAGGTTGATCTCTTCCCTGCGGCGGTCCAGAAGGCCACCGATGACGTTGTGCTCCTCATCACAGATCCAATGGCCCATCTCCTGTGTAGCACCACAGAAGTCCTCTGCTTCAATGCGGTCGATGACGTGGCTGTACAGGAAAGGATCCCAGCCGACCGAATGGATGAATGAGATTAAGGCCTGGCGCATGCTGTTGTCCAAACCAAGGTTGAGCTTAGCTAGCTGATTGTCAATGACATTGATCTCGTGGAAGAGGTATTCCAGGGCCTTTTCACGAGTACAGCATTGGCCACGCTTGACGGGAGAACCATCGGGATAGAACTGAGTTCCAAACCCGATGGTGTAGGGATCTTGACCAGTTGTCGGATCGGGGTATGCTTTTTCGCTATACCCTTCGTATTTGCGGATTAAGTTAACCGCATGCGAAAGATCCGACATAGGAGTAACAATTAGTACTCCTAATATACATAATTTTTACTTGCCTTGACCCCTAAGCTTTTTCTTGCCTCGGCGTTGAGGACGACTGTTCTGGCCTTGACCAATAGAGGTGGTTTTGGGCTTGCCTTCGATATGAAGTGTGGTGGATTTGGGTTTTGCCATGGATAGCAGGATGGCTTACGTGAATCAGCTTAGGGCACCGAATGCCCGTCCGCGCAATGCATTGATTTTTGTTTGTAATTGCCGGGCCTGCTGAGAACCGGGATCAGCAAGTTCCAGGTAACCAAGTAGTTTATTTAACTCTTGACGTATTGCTGGTTCAGTTGTGTACAAATCGGTTGACTCTGTCCATTGTTGGCGGTTAACAAGATCACGCCTACTAAGGAAAGGATCAACTGCCCCCTGACTAATTTGTTTATACTTACCTGCTAGTTTCATTACCACTTCACCTTATGGCTCCAGTACCTTGCTGACATTTTGTCAGGGTTAGGATCCTGGGCATTATGCCTAGCGTAATAAGATTTCTTACGCGCTTTGTCTTTAGCGGTTTGAGGATTTTTACCTGCGCCTTCTACGCCTTGCTGACCAAAACGAATAATTTTCTCTTCTCCTCCTTCACAGGCTTTGACCACATGAGATTTAGTCTTGTGCCCAGGGGTGCGTTGTGGTTTGTTGCAAGGCATTGAATCCTTTGCAAGCTTAGCGGCTTTTGCTGCTTTTTTCCGTTTATCTGACATATGTTATTAACCGAAGAAAGAGCCAAAGCTACCAAGAAAATCTTGAGCAGACGGAGATTTGTTAACTGTTGTCTTGCTACTTCCTATTTTAAAGTATGAGGGCGCACCTTCATCCTTCTCGTCTGTAAAGATGCTAAAATAACTTTTTTTCGTAGGTAACTCAGGTTCTTTTGCACTGCTGTCTTCAAACATGCTACCGATAGATGACATGGCGGCAAAGGGATCAGACATGTCAGGCATGGAGAAACCAAACAAACCTTGCACACCTCCTTTAGTAGATAACTTGCCGTCTACTTTTGCAAGGTTCTTATCTTCCTCTGTTGCGTCTGGAAAGAAATCACGATAGAACTCAGACTCGGTTCCGTTGTATCCGCCTTTTTTAAAGATGTTAAATAAAGCTGTACCCCCGGCAGGAGCTTTTGGTTTTTCATCAGTGTCTCGCTGAATATATCCAGCACCCAATTGTTCTTGTGTAGGTTTAATTTGTTGTTCATTGAGAATGCGAATTTTTTCACGTATCTCAGAAGCAGGTTCTGTTCGTAAGAATTCAGAAAGATAAGCCTTGACTTGTTCAGATGGTGTTTCATCTGGATCCAGGCCAACACCTTTTAGCTGATCTAAGTACTCCTTTGGCAGGTCTTTTAGATTTAACTTGTCAACCAGCTCTTGTGTCTTTGTCTCTGCCGACACAAAATCCAAAAACACCGGATTACTGTACGAAGCTTTTTGGTTTTGAAGTGCTGTTGCTAAATCCTTTTGAATGAAAGAAGCAAGATCATCTCGTGTATAAGAGTCCGCTACTGGATCATATCCCTGAGGTTTACCCACCAATTCGTAATGCAGTCTTGCGAAATCATCTTTGTTGTTGACGTCTAGTCCGTATTCATAGGCCCATTGCGCCCATGTTTTTCCGTCTTTTACAGCATTAATAGAGGCTCTATTTTCCCATGCTCCGTTAACGCTTGCTTTCTGTTGAGCATATAGATTTGCCTTGCTTGTGGCATCTGTACCACTCAATAATTCGGGATTCAAATAAAACTTAGGGTCAAATGCTTTGCTTGTTGTTTTTGTTGCAAGGTCACTTAGATAATTATTGGCTTGTTTGTTGGCAAAATCTTTTAATGCACTTGATGCAAGCTGCGTCTGCAAAACGTTTTGATCATTTTCAGCCACATCCATGTAGCTGACAAATTCAGTAATTGACTTTGAGGTATCAAAACGTGGCTTCAAGTAATCGTTGATAAATTTGTTCGCAAATTCTTGTTCAATTTTGTACGTTGTTGCTGCATCTTTTGGGTCTTTAATTTCTTGCATATTGCGATAACGCTCAGCAAGTGTTTCGTCAAACCACTTTTGCCAGTTGTATTTAACAGAGGATCCAATTCCTAAACTCTTTTCAAGAGACTTGGAAAGACCTTGACCAAAGCTTGCAAATCCACCGCCGCCCAGATCACCAATAATAGAGTTCTTGATGTCTTGCTTAAAGCCATTAACATCAGGCATGCCCATTCCTTGGAACAGGGCGCTTACTTGTTCCTGCTTAAGCGTTTTTGAGTACTGATCCAGGGTTTGCTTGAGTACGTCAGCGGAGAGAGCGCCAAAGGTTTGCTCCCCTTGACGGTCAACGTATTGCTGCGTAGAAAGCTCAACCAAAGAAGTTGGCTGCTCAGTTGAGGTACCTAATAAAGTTTCTCGTAAGATCTGACGTTCTCTGTCGGTTGGAGGGCGAAGAGTCTCTTGGTAATCCGTAAGTTGTCGTTGTTTACCAGGTAAGCCAGCAGGCGATCCAACAAAGCTATAGTCTGCGTGAAGGTAACTGTCTAAGTCGGGATATTGTTTGGTGATATCAACGTCTGCAATCTTTTGCCCTGCAAAGGTAACTGCTTTACTTGCTTCCTTCCAGGTCTTAGCTTTATCTGGAACTAAACCAGCGTAAAACTTTGCATCAAAGTCAGTAAGATTCTTGCCTTGTTTAGTTGAGTCCCAGGGTTTTATGCCTGCTGCTTTTTCGTAAAAAGATTCGATAGCGCCAATGGTATCTGCGTCGATGATGTCTTTAGGTACAACACCTTTGGTTTGGAGATCTCTATCAATCCCCTCCATTAATGTTCTATAGTTTCCCGCCGATCCTTGAAAAGCATTTAAACGTGCAGCAATAAGCTCTGCGGCTTCTTTTTCTTGCGAGGTTACATCTTCCGCAAAGGCAGGAGTCAAGCGCCCATTGGATACAGTAAAACGAATCATGATGCCGCTTTATATTCTTGCATATCAATTAAGTTTACATTCCCTGGTTGCACCCAGGCTTTTATTGCATCCAACCTAGCTTGTTCAAAAAACTCTTGTTGTTTGTACCAGGTTTCCATGTGTGACGAAGCTTTGTTTGCATTGCAACGGCAACAAGCTGGGATCAAGTTGTGTCGATTAGAACACCCTGATTTAAACCGTGGGATCACATGGTCAAGACTTGTGGCGTCCTTGCCGCAATAACCGCATTTGTAGTCCCAGGCTTGATATATACTTTCTCTGAAACGTTTCTTGGCAAGTTTTGGAGTTATTTCAACTAGCAGGGCGAGAGGCTCGTGCTGGCTGCAAAACATGCTCTTCAATTGCCGTTAATTCATTTTAAGTTGTCCACACTGTTACAGGTTTAGGCGTAAAGATAAATTTTAGGTTAAGACCCTTGACTTCGCACTGATCTTGTGTATGGTAAGGGGGTTGCTACTACTGCCTGCATGGCCTCGCATCCTGGTTGGGTTTCTGCTCAGAAGCTAGAAGAGCTTCTTGGCATTGACCGTAAGACACTCTTCAAGTTCCGCGATGACGGTACGCTGAAGCTCGGCCCCCATTATGCGGCATTCCCTGAGACCCGCTCCAGGGACAGCTACCGCTGGAACGTGGCGGCAGTACGCAAGCAACTCACAAAAGCTGGTATGATGCCAATGGCCGCCTAGGGGACGGCCGGGGGAAAAGAAACGGTCCTGTCAGTGATGGGGCCGTTTTTTATGGCTTGTATGGCCTGCCATCTTTGTCGAACATCGTAAAGTTTTCAATCAAGATTTTATCTGTAGCAAAGTTAAAAATACGTTGCAACATCGGAAAAATCATTGGAGATTGACAGTTGTAAGGCGGCACATCCATCAATGACAACGCTCTTTGTGTCTGTAAAAATTCCACAATGCTTTCTTTTTCTTTTTGTGATTTAGCAACAAGAGTTTGCTCCCAGTCTGCCATGCTGCCTGCACCCACCGGAAAATCAGACGGTTCAGGAGGAAATACTCGATCTTTAAATTTAAGTGCATAGATATGTTTGCAGTATCTTAGTTCATCTAACAATGGTGTCCAGGAGTCATCAACGGCTGTGATTGTAACTTGTGGAATAGAGTCCGTATCTGTATTTACAACAACAGAAGAATAATCCTGGTAGCCAGGGAGGCCATCAGGCCTAGAGCCTGTAATTGCGATATCGGTTGTACTTCTGACGTAAGTAGAACCAAAATCTCTGAATACACCTGGATTGTCTCTTGTTGCTTTACGACTGCCAACGCTGTTATCGGTGACGTCGTAACCGAGTTCAAAACCCTCTGGTGAAACAACATCTAATGTTCGATCTTGTCCAGGTCTTGTCATTGCGCTGTTATCTAAAATCCCATCGCGTTTTGTCAATTCAAAACGACCGGGCTTAATGCTTGTCACACCTGAACGAGGAAACTGCCGTTTATTGCTAGTTGTACTTGCCGCCAAGAATGAATAATCACGACGTGTAAAGTCTTGACAAGTACAGCAGTATCTTGATCCAGTGATTAGATAACGTCCTGGAGTAAAGCCGATAGATGACGGTGTAGTAAGAATACCATCAGGCGTCACCTGTACTGAACCATCTTTTTTGAATGTAAGGACACCTGTGTCTTGATTAATAGCAATAACGACTGCTTGTACGTAGCCGTATCGCGTTTGAGTCTGTGGGTTTATGGTGTCTTTGTCAATAATTGGACCATCAACCGTAATGATGCGGTCTTCAAAAATCTCTGTATTGGCTGGTTTCAAACCATCTGGTTCTCCTGGAACCGGAATGTAAAAAGGTGCTGGAAGGGGGTTGGATGAACTCCAGGTGCCCGCTAGCTTTACATACCAATAGCTGGCATCTTCCGTAACAGATTCAATAAAAAGTTTTTGACCACTGACTGGATCTGTCAATTGATCGCAACGAACCGATCCAGCGTAACGCCAAATAGCCCAATGCATACCAAACTCTTTGCTTATCGTTGGATAACCAGCGAAAGCGCCCGAGATTACAATTGCAGGATTTCCTGTGGAAGAAGAATTTGGTATTTCATAGTCAAACTGATATAGGTAATCGTTACTATGCGTTGTTGCCGTTGCTAACTCATAGCCTCGCCTCCAGCGAGACCAAGCTGATTCTCTGTTAATGGTATATAACGAGTCTGGGACGGAACCTTTTGAAAACTCAGTCGTAATTGGTTTTACACCATTTGGAGGTTTTACGATTGACTGATCAAAATTACCAAAAGAGCTTCCACTCTTTCTAGCCATATTTAGAAGAGACCACCTTGCGCAATGATATGAGCCCCTGGGATATAACCAGATGCATTAGGACCATCCGGAAACACGCCGACGTAAATACGGTCGCCTTTTTCCAGGTAGATGCCTTTGTTGCGCAGAGGAGCTGTGGAGCCAAGGCCAGCAGTATTGCCCGCTTGTGCCACAGGAGCTGCCAGTTGGGGCATCAGATCCGAACAATCAACCGTACCGCTATTGGCAGGGACCGTTTTGGCGAACAGAACACGGTAGTCACCTGACGCAGGAATGGGTACTGTCGTTCCACGGGTGTGGTAGAACACGAAGGTGACAGCAGGCTGGTAGCCGTAAGCAACACCGTTATATGTGAAACCACTCGATGTACCACCTGAGTAGTGCAGAGCGGTATTGACGCCCGTCAAGGTCGTTGCACCGGTATAGGTGTAGTAACCAACGCCACTGGCCGGAGTGGTTGCAGTGATGACGCCTGTGGTTGTTACGTAAACAATTTGTCCACTGACCAGGGAGATGACAGTGCCCGACGTAGAGGCATTGATGGTGTAGTCAGGTGCACGATAGAAGTCGTTGCGGCTGATGGTGATCGAATCAACAACGCCACCATTGTTGTTGTCCTCCTGGATAGCGGCATCCATGTCAACCAGGATCGACGGCGCTTGTCCACCTTGAACAAAGAGTGTGTTAGCAGTAGAGCTACCAACCGTCTGTGTGGTTACTCGAACCGAATCGAATAACGGACGATCGATTAACAGTGGCTGCTTGTTCGTTGCGGATGACGACAATGTTCTACTTCCTACTTGTTTACATTATAAAGCTTGTTTCCAATCAAGCGTACGGATTAAGGTAGCTTGACAGAAAATCAAGGGGACCTGCCATGGTCTGAGGGGCAAGTAGTTGCTTCATAAATTCGCCTTTCACTTCCTGTGCCAAGAGATCTTTCATGGACACTTCCTTGGTATTACTGCCGGACATTGCCGATAAAAACCCTTGGAGGAAACCGGTAGAAGATGTCTCTTGCCCCGTAGTTGTTGTTTGTGCTTGGTCATTAGAAGGCTGGCTATAAACTTTTTGAAGATCAGAAAGTTTCTTAACCGGCTGTCCGTAGTAACTTACACCTTTTTCTGTTGGCAGAGAAGCCCATTCTGGTGCCAGGGCAGCAGAAACACGAGGACTAAAGCCTTCTTTTTCTAAAACGGATAAACCACCAATCGGCATCAAGCGATTACGCATGAGCCGCACTGCCGCAAGATCTTGACTTTGTTGGCCAAAATCAGTCAGTCCTAAAGCTTTTGCCTGAGCTTCCCAAGTAGGCGGCATGAACTGATAAGCGCCTGCTGCAGCGCTTGCGTATTTACCGCCTTTAATGACTTTATCTGGATGGCGTTTTAAGTCGGGTGCAAGACCGCCACCAAACATCACGCGGTACGAGTCAGGACCGCCACGTTCAGTACCTTCCGCAAAACGTATAACACGCAATGCATTCTGAATAGCTGGTTTTGATACGTAACTCTGTAGTAGTTCGCGCTCTGTCATTTTTATTGCCTCATTCTCCTACCCAATTTGAACTCGCTTTGAGACCAGGAATAAAAACAGCTTGTAATGCAACAACAAGGCTGAGCTTGGTCGTAAGGCGTTTAACAAAATTAGGGCAGAGAATCATGGGTCTAAAGCAACAACACTGGCCCCCGTGAATCAAAGATTCGTGTCCAGTTGGATTGGGCTTACATGCAACGCAATGCCAATGAATCAAGACTTTGCTTGATTAAGTAAAGCTTGGAACTTCTTCTGCATCTCGGGATCAATATCAATGCCTTGAGCGCCATAGGTAGCGGAAGGTCCAATGGATTCCACAGCAGGTAAACCTTGGGGCGTATTGACGCCAGGAGGAGGCGTGAAGATCATCTGCTGAGGCAACTGATAGCCAAATCCCTGAGAAGCAGCTTGCCCTGCCATGGATCCTTGAATGGCATCGTAACCGGATTGACCGGGCTTAACTTTGGCAGCAAGAGTTGGATTTGCTTTTGCCCACATCTGCATACCAATATCTTCTGCAGATTGCACTTGTTCTGCTGTTGCGCCAGGTGCTACGGCTTTTAGACGAGCAGCCTCATAGCGTTGAAGCTCTGGATCTTGAGCAGTTAACTGAGCAACGCGGGATTTTTCTTGCTGATATGCGCGTTCTTCGGCTCCAGGTAACACTGGTGCAGGCGGAACTGCAAACTGATCTTTTGAAAAAACACTTCCGTATTGACCGCCAACGTTACCAGAAGCACGTTTATAGACTAAATCCCTTCCGCTTTGAGCTGGATACCAAGTTTGTCCGCCTACATTAATCGGACCGCTACCAGCGACATTAGTGCTCCAGCCGCCTCTATTCATTAAAACCTCTTGTCCTCCAAGCTGTGCTGCATTGAGTGCAGGAATGGTTCCTGCACCTGCACCGCCAAAAAGGGATTGTATTCCGCCAATAAAAGGGTTAGCAGGCTTAGCACCCGTAATTGCCCCACCAGAACGAAGCCTGTCGAGAACTGCTTGTTGCTCCCTTGCACGTTGCTGTGCAGCAGCGCTCGTAGTTGGTTTACGATTCATAGTTACCTCCAAACCTCATGTAAATAGATGCGAGAACCCACAGCCGTATCAGCCGGGCTTTTCATAACTGCTAAAGCTATTCTAACTCAAGGCACGCATACTCTTGGTGGTACTTCTTGCGAGCCTCATTCACAGCATTTTTTGCTTCTTCTTGTGTGTCAAAGCAACCAAGGTTAATACGTTTATTCTCGACGGTAATCCTTGCTCTGTACTTGCCCGAATCAGCTCTCTTGCTAAACCCAAGAGAAACTTGATTCCAACCATTTTGAGCAGGAGTTGCAAGTCGTAAATTAACCCAACTGTTGTCGGTCGAATCTCTATTCTTGTGTTCAACGTGCATGGGACCAGGGTCTGTCTTTGTCATTAAAACCCAGATGACTCTACTGAGATAAAGATTTGCTCCTTTATGAGTTAAAGTCCATACTAAGCGTTTTCCACGCCTTCTTAAATTGCCTACTGGCTTACCAACGCGCTTAGCATCAGAATTGCATCGTTTCTTTTTCAAGTAAACTTGTCCTGTATCAGGTTCGTAGGAATAAAATGTGTTGAGTTCTTGAAAAGAAGGCAGAGGCTCCCAAGGGCGAGGCATCTCGTCAGCACAAGAAAGTGCTATGCTAGCGCCAATTAATGTTGAGGTAAAGCCTGGTGCCAACCGAAACATCTGCAGGGCCTGGGAGGCTTTGAATAAACTCAGCGCCTGAACGCTCGTAACGGTAACGAGCTTGGAACGGATCCTTGTAGTTAGGTACGTAAAGGATACCGGCTAAACGGTTGGTCTCGTAGAGATAAATCTCATCCCAAACCTTGAGAGCTTCTTTGGCATTACTAGACCGAATCGTACGGTCCACATCACCAACGATGCTTTCTAACCGAGTGGAAGGCGATGTTGCAACTTCTGTTTTCTTTTCGGCCGTATCACAACGACCAATCTGAATAACGATTTTGTCGTAGAAGTATGAATCCGGAACGGTGTTCATAGCTTCTTCTAAACGGGCAAAGTCACCCGCCGGCACGGAAACCGTGAAGTAGCCCAGATGATACCGGACTCTACTCTTGTCAAAATCGCTGAGCTGCACAGCTTACTTCCGTATGTTCTCAATTATAGATGAACTGAATTAACCAAACAGTCCACCTGTAGAAGATGACAACAACTGCTGGAACAAAGCACCAGCCATATCATTTTGTTGCGGTTGTACTAGCTCTTTAACAAACCCGCGCATCATTTGTGTTTTTGGATCTTCTTTTGGTTCACCTCTCAGTAAAGAACCGAGGAGATAACCAGATAGCATCCCTTGGAAATCAGAAGGATTTGATGCGCTGGTGTTAGCAGTGGATGCACCTTGAGAAAGATCTGCCGCCTCTCCCAGGGATTGCATGTGCCCTAAGCGAATTTGATATTTGTTGTCTCCCGTAGTGAACGTAGAAAGGTTTCCGTAAGCTCCTTGATTAGCTAACGGAACGTATTTACCGGCACCTTCATAAAAGATTGGAGTACCCTCTGGTAAAGCCCAGTCCTCACCTTTGTGTTGCCTTCCTCCACGGGGACCGTATTTAGACGTAATGGTAATGCCGGCCTCAGGATTAAATGTAAATTTTCCTTCTGGCGTTTGGATTAATGCTGGAATTCTCTTCTCACCAATTCGTAATCCACTCAAAGGAGTGCGAATTGTTTCAGGATTTAAGAAAGCGCCCGTTGCAAGATCTTGTACTTCAACGTGCAAATGCGGCCCAGTTGATCTGCCAGTAGAGCCAACACGTCCTTTAAACGTAATACCAGCCATATCACGATGATCTTTTATCCTTCATTCTAAAATAAAAACCCCCGGTTTCCCAGGGGCGTATCTACAGAAGGAGTTAGTTATACACGGATTAAGTCAGCGGCAAAGACGCCGCAATAAAACGATTGATCTGCTATAGTTTTATCTTTAGAAGACAAACATGGAAAGGATCAATCCTTGCACAGGGGAACCTTTTAAATATGGAGACCCTAGGGACGATGGTTTCATGTTTATTGGTTATAACCGCAAAAAAATTAAACAAGACGGCACTTTTCTTGAAGTTTGGACCAGCCCTAATCAACTTGCGAAGAAAAAAGCATATGATAAAAAACGTTGTACGCGCATCTCGAAAGAAAACAAACAATGGATGAATGACCTAAAAACAACTGCGGGTTGCGCTTGTTGCGGCTACAACACTCATCCGGAAGGTCTTGATTTCGACCATCTTTATGACAAAAAGTTTAATGTAGGAAGAGGAGGCACAATGAGCAGAAGACGTCTTGAAAAAGAAATCAAAAAATGTCAAGTTTTATGCGGCACTTGTCACCACATAAAAACTCGCAATCCCAAGCTATTTGAAGAGTTAATAAAAAAGAGGGATTGAAATCCCTCTTTATTGAAGTGCAAGATTAACCTCAGACCCTAATAAGGTCCGCCGCAAACACGGCATTCCAATCAACTCTTTTGATCTGTTTTAGCTGTTCGAGATTGTTGAACCTTTCACCCGATAA